GCTGACCGTAAGGTTCTCCCATCGATGCGCTCCATGCAGTTCGGCGGTGTGCCTATCTTCAAGGCACCTTCCCGAATCTTCAACTGTGCCTATGCGCCAGCAGAGATGCCTTCAATCTTCTCCGAAGCGATGTTCCTGCTGTTGGGTGGCACCGGCATGGGCTACTCAGTTCAGTCACGCCATGTGGATCAACTACCTCCGCTGGCTGGCCCTGATTGGTGTGAGCGCCGGTTCCTCGTAGGGGATTCCATTGAAGGCTGGGCCGATGCCATCAAGGTATTGGTTGAAGCTTACTTCTATGGGAAGCCTCTTCCACGGTTCGACTTCTCTGACATCCGTCCAAAGGGTGCCGAGTTGATCACTTCCGGTGGTAAGGCCCCTGGGCCTGAACCCTTGGCCGAGTGTGTCAAGCGTATCGAAGATGTCATGAAGAAGGCCTTGAAGTCGCGGGGCAAGGGAACTCAGCTCAAGACTATCGAAGTCCACGATATGCTGTGCTTCATAGCTGACGCGGTGTTGGCCGGTGGTATCCGCCGAGCTGCATTGATCTGTCTGTTCGACCGTCACGATGACGAAATGCTGACCTGTAAGTCAGGTGAGTGGTACATCGACAATCCCCAGCGTGGCCGAGCGAATAACTCAGCGATCCTCCCTCGGGCTGAAGTCCCTGAGTCTGAGTTTAAGAGGTTGTGGAAAGAAATCGAGAACTCAGGATCAGGGGAGCCAGGAGTTTACTTCACGAACGATCCCGATTGGGGAACCAACCCTTAAAATAACAGGGGTTATAAAACTCATTGAATTCAGGGAAAGACTAGAACAGTTAATCCTGAGCGAAGCCCAAAGGCAGTCTTTGGGAACGTGCAACGACTATCCCGAGAGGGAGTAGAGCCAAGCGGCTCGAAGCGGTGAGTCCTCACTTTGTGAGGAATGATATAGTCTAATCTGCATGGGGACATGTAGCAGTTCATTAGAGAACGGGCAAGTAACTAGCGAAACTTGTCGAATATAATGTGTTGTGAGATCGCTCTGAAGCCCTACCAGTTCTGCAACCTGACTGAGATTAATGCGACTGATGTTGTGGATCAGGAAGATCTGGAAGCTCGCTCTCGGGCAGCAGCCTTCATTGGAACCCTCCAAGCTGGATACACCAACTTCCATTATCTGAACCCTCGCTGGAAGGCGACGACTGAGGAAGACGCTCTGATTGGTGTTGGCATGACCGGCATCGCTTCAGGTGCAGTCCTTGCGTTGGATCTGGAAGCAGCGGCTGAGACTGTCAAACTGGAGAATGCCCGTGTCGCAAAAGCCATCGGTATCAACAAAGCTGCCCGTACCACGACAGTTAAACCCTCGGGAACTAGCAGCCTTGTCCTTGGTTCATCCTCTGGGATCCATGCGTGGCACAACCACCACTACATCCGGCGGATGCGGATCGGAAAGAACGAATCACTTTACGGATATCTCATCGAGAACCATCCGGAACTGGTGGAAGACGAAGCGTTCCGTCCCGACAGTATGGCCGTTGTCTCAATCCCACAAGAGGCACCTGAAGGATCCATCATCCGGACAGAAAACCCGGTAGATCTTCTGGCGCGTGTCTCTCGGTTCAATCAAGAGTGGGTTCGGACTGGTCATCGATCCGGCAAGAATGCCCATAATGTGTCCTGCACCATCTCAGTGAAAGATGATGAGTGGGCGCAAGTCGGTGGTTGGATGTGGCGCAAACGGAATGAGTACAACGGCATTGCCGTTTTGCCTTACCACGGCGGCTCCTACGCTCAGGCTCCCTTCGAAGACATCACCCAGGAAGAGTTTGATGAGATGTCCAAGCGACTCCACGAGATCGACCTGACGAATGTCCATGAGGAGCATGACAACACTGACCTAGCAGGTGAAGTAGCTTGTGGTTCAGGCGGTTGTGAAGTTACCTGATTGACTATTAACCCACACCTAAGGAGATCCAAAGGGGGAAACCCCTCTCTTTAGGTTTAACTATTAGAGGAACTATGGGTTTATCTACAAGAGTTCCTGAAGATCTACTGAAAGAACTCGATGAGAAGTTTCCTGATAAGTGTCCTGATGTTTCCGATTCTGATCGTCAGATCTGGATTAACAAGGGCAAGCGGGAGTTCGTTGAGTTCTTGAAGTTCATCTTTGAGGAGCAGAACGCTAACATCATGAAGGAGTAACCACGCCAATGTGTATGCCAGACGTTGACGTACCTGAGCCAAAACCTGTCAAACCCCCCAAGCCACCCGCTCCTCCAGCCCCGCCCGCGACGCAAACTTCCGCAGCCCAAGAGCAATCAACACCTGAAGCTCCTGGCCTGAAGGATAAGAAAAAGAAGACGGGCCGGAATAGCTTACGGATTCCTAAGAACCAATCCCGGGGGTTGAACCTCCCAGGGTCTAAAGGAGGTAGCTAATGGCAGAATTTCGTAGTCGGAATAACCGCGAAAAGAAGGTCACCACTACTACCCGGCAGCGCCAATACCGTGAAGCTTCTGCTATCGATTGGAACTTCCCAAGTTACATGGACCGGCAGCCCAGCCAGATGCTCGGTGAGATTGGCTATGATTTCGTAAAGACTGATAACCCCTTAGAGTACCAAGGGAAGACCTACGATTATGTGAGCGCCATTCCGTTGTACCGAAGGGATGGGGACCGCCAAGATCCGCAAATCATTGAGACTCTGGCTCCTGGCGAACTCTATGGCCAAAAATATGATGATGGTAAAGGAGGCTTTAGCAGCTTCAATACTGTCCGTTCCAAGATGAAGACCGGAACCCAAAGCTTCTCTAGCACAAGCTGGACGGCCAAGGACGGGCGTGATGGTGCCTCCTCTGACGATGTCGATAAGGCCTCCACCATCAACCGGAAGAAGAAAGGCCGCAGCGGTCTTCGGATTGCCCTTAAGGGTGATGCTTCTGATGGCCGACTGAAAGGCAACAAAGGTCAAGTCAAGAAGAAGGCTGGCGCTCAAGGCGGCGGTAAGTCTGGCCTGAACGTTCCCCGATAAGATAATCAACAGGAGTATCAATGCCTGAAGCTCAAACAGCTAAAGGCTTGTACGCTCTTCTGGAAACCGACCGTAACCCATTCCTCAGACGAGCGAGGGATGCGGCCAAGATTACCATCCCTTCGCTTATGCCCGAGTCTGGTCATAACGGATCAAGCAAATTGAAAAGCCCCTTTCAGAGCCTGGGAGCGCGAGGAGTCAACAACTTATCCTCCAAGCTCCTGATGGCTTTGATGCCTCCCAATTCTCCTTTCTTCCGTCTACAGGTTAACAACCCTGAGATCCGTGAAGCAGCCGAACAGTCAGACGCTGTGGCTGATCTGGAGAAAGCCCTCGGTGATATCGAGAATGAAGTCACCGCTGAGATCGAGAAGTCAGCTATCCGTGTATCGGCTGGTGAAGCTCTCAAACAGTTGATCGTGTCAGGCAACGTGTTGCTTTACATGAACCCAAAGGGTGGGGCAAAGGTTTTCAAGTTGGACAGTTATGTCATCCAACGTGATCCCGAAGGTACGGCTTTAGAGATCGTGGTTAAAGAAACCATTAATCGCGTCACTCTACCAGAAGAAATACGACAAGCCCTCGATAAGCAAGAGCAGTCAACCCCCGACACAGCAAAGAAGGAAGTTGATCTCTACACTCGCATTACCCGCAAGGCAGACCGATGGGTCGTCATTCAGGAAGCTAACGGCTTACCCCTGAAGGAAACCTACGGCGAGTATCCGCTCGATAAATCCCCGTGGATACCCTTGCGTTATACGCAGATTGACGGTGAAGACTATGGCCGTGGCTTTGTTGAGGAATACTACGGGGATCTAAGCTCCCTTGAAGCCCTCACCAAGACCATCGTTGAAGGCTCTGCCGCTGCCGCACGAATCCTCTTCTTGGTTAATCCCAACGGGACGACTCAGAAGAAGACCCTGCAAGAAGCTCCGAATGGTGCAATCCGTTCTGGTAACGCCGGAGACATCACAACCCTGCAGATGGACAAACAGGCTGACTTCAGCATTGCCTATCAGACTATCGGTACGTTAACCGAGCGACTGTCTTATGGGTTCCTGTTGAACTCTGCTATCCAGCGTAATGCCGAGCGAGTAACAGCGGAAGAAATCCGCTACATGGCGAACGAACTGGAAGCTGCCTTGGGCGGTGTCTATTCGATCCTAAGTCAAGAGTTTCAACTGCCGCTGGTCAAGCGTCTGATCTACGTCCTGGAGAAGAAGAAGGTAATCCCTGAGATGCCTGATGAAGCTCTGAGTCCGTCCATCACTACGGGTATTGAAGCCCTTGGTCGAGGACATGATCTGGATAAGCTCGACATGTTTGTGAAAGGCATGGCAGACATCGTACCGCCAGACCTATTGGCTCAGTACGTGGACTTCCCTGACTACATGACCCGCCGAGCAACTGCCCTGGGGATTAAGACCGATGGGTTGATCAAGACCCAAGAGCAAGTCCAACAGGAACAGATGGCTCAACAGCAAGCTCAACAGCAAGCAATGATGCAACAACAGATGGCGCAGTCTGGCGGCAAGGTCGCCGAGAAGATGGCACCACAAGGCCCAACAATGGAGGCTCCCCCTAATGAGTGAAGAAATGAAACAGGAAGTCCGGAAGAAGTCTTCTAAGGCTCCTAAGGAACCAACCCAAAAGCCGGTAGAGAAGTCTGCCAAACGCACAGACGGCAAGACTCTCCGGAAGATGCCCTCCGGTGCAACCGCACTGGTCTAACAAGGAGGCGAGATAGACATGGTACAAGCTTTAAACACAGGTGCAAATGTGGATCACGAACATACCGAAGCACCCGACGGCCACGATCAGGCCATGGCAGAGAAGTTTGATGCTGCCCAAGAGAAAGCCGTAAACCCGACAGGCCAACCTGCGGAAACGGAAACTCAGGAGAACCCTGAAGATGAGCTTATCCTCGGCAAGTTCAAGTCTCAAGACGAACTGGCAGAAGCCTATCGTAACCTGGAGTCCAAGCTTTCCGGGGGTAAACAGGACGCTGAAGCGCAGGAATCATCTGAGGGTTCGCAAGAAGAAATCGATGAGGCTGCGAAGGAAGCCGTAGACCGCGCCGAAGGTGTGGATATGGAATCCCTGAGTGCCGAATACTTTGAGAAGGGCGCTCTGGCTGATGAAAGCTATGAGGCTCTGGAGAAGGCCGGTATCCCTCGGAGCATGGTCGAGCAGTTCATTGAAGGCCAAGAAGCTCGGGCCTCTCAGATGGGCGCTGAGATCATGGGCCAAGTTGGTGGTGAAGAAGCCTTCGGTGACATGGTTGAGTGGGCCTCCGCGAATCTGGATGGTGCCTTCCTTGATCAGTACAACGCCGAAGTTGAATCAGGTGATCCCCGCCGGATGGAACAGGCAGTCAAAGCTGTCGCCTATGAGTACGGCCAAGCTCGACCCCAAGAGCCAAGCCTGATGGGCGGTCAAGGCAATAGCAACGGCAGCACCAGTGGATACCAATCGATGGCCCAGGTGACTGCGGCTATGTCTGACCCACGCTACCAGAAAGACCCTGCATATCGAGCAGAAGTCGAACAGAAGCTGGCAGCGTCCAACGTCCTGTAAGGAGATCTTATGGCTGTCGGCACAGCAGCTCTTGTCGGGGGTCTGTTTGACATCGGTGGGAAAGTAATCGACCGCATGTTTCCAGACCCTGAAGAGAAGGCACGAGCCAAGCAGGAACTCACGAAGCTTGAACAGGAAGGTGAGCTTGAGCAGATGTCTGTCAGGCTCTCCGCGATTCTGGCTGAAGCTAAGAGCGATGACCCTTGGACTTCCCGAGCGCGTCCCTCGTTCATGTACGTGTTCTATCTGGTGATCCTCTCACTGGTTATCGTTGCTCCATTAGTTGGTGTGGCCTATCCAGAACAGATGACACTCTTCTTCGATAATGTCTCAAAGGGATTCACAGCGATCCCTGAGGAACTGTGGGCAACATTCACCGCAGGTTACCTCGGGTATGGCGCTATGAGGTCTTACGACAAGAAGAAGGTTGGGGGTAGATAGCAATACCCCACACCTAAGGAAGGACTAAAGGTTCTTCTATTCGCTCTATCTCTCCTCTCTCTCTTAGTTACATCCCTCCACCTCTGCCTCCCCCGCTTGAGGTACGTGGAGGTTCTTACCGCTCGATGTGAATGGCGTACAGCTCGCACTGGCAGCAAGGCCGGTGAGCAATTCGTAACCCTACAGAATCTTCCGCTTAGAACCTTGGCCCGATGAGTCGGATAACCAGGAGTGACCGCGTGATGAATGACTGTTCGGAGGAACGAAGGAAACAACTACTCCACGCAATCTTTCACATGAGGTAATTTACCATGGCTGATGCAATTGTATCTCGCTTAGGTCAAGTCAATGGCGCGGGTGATACCGATGCGCTGTTTCTAAAAGTATTCTCCGGTGAGGTTCTGACCTCATTTGAACAAAACACTGTGATGCTGGACAAGCATCAAGTCCGTACCATCACCAACGGTAAGTCTGCATCGTTCCCTGTTATGGGCCGAGCGGAAGCTGAGTACCACACTCCTGGCGCTCAGATCACTGGTGGTAAGCTGAAACACGCTGAGCGAGTGATCTCTATTGATGACTTGCTGATCTCTCCGCAGTTCATTGCAAACATCGATGAAGCCAAGAACCACTACGATGTGCGTTCGGTTTACTCCGGTGAGATGGGCCGTAAGCTGGGTCAGACGCTGGATAAGCATTTGCTTCAGTTGGGCTGCTTGGCGTCTCGGGAAGCGAAGACTATCGATGACGCTGATCAGTTCGGCGGCACTGAGATTTACACTGGTGCAGCCGCGATCCCATCCGGTGATGATCTTGCCGATATGGCATTCGATGCCGCACAGATCTTCGATGAGAAAGACGTAGCAGATGACGGTCAGCGTTACCTGTTCGTGCGTCCTCAAGAGTTCTATGCAATGGCGCGTTCCACCAAGGTCTTGAACCGTGATTGGGGCGGTGAAGGTTCCTATGCAGGTGGCAATGTCATCCGCGTAGCTGGCCTGACTATCGTGAAGACCAACAACCTGCCGAGCGGTAACATCGCTTCCGGTACTGTAGCTGCTGGCACTAACGATAAGTATGCTGGTGACTTCGCTAACACTGTCGGCCTGATGATGCACCCGTCTGCCATTGGCACCGTGAAGCTGTTGGATCTGGGCATGGAGTCTGAGTACCAGATCTCTCGTCAAGGCACCTTGATGGTAGCCAAGTATGCCCTGGGTTCAGGCATCCTGCGTCCAGAATCAGCCATCGAGCTGAAGACCGGCACCGGCTAATCATCCAGTAGAACAAACTTAAACTCCAATCAAGGAGGGAGGTCTAATCGGCCTTCCTCCTTTTTTTGCTTAAAACTTGACATTAGGTGTTTTTATGCTTTCAGCAACCACAGAGCTAGAAGCTGTTAACTCCATGCTGACAACTATCGGTGAAGCGCCTGTCTCCGCGCTTGAGAATAATGGGATCGTGGATGCGGCCATTGCCTTCCAGATCCTCCAAGAGACAAGCCGTGAGGTTCAGGCCCGAGGCTGGCACTTCAACACTGAGATTGAATTTCCTCTATCCCCTACATTCCCTGAGAAGACAATCGTTCTTCCACCGAATGTCCTGGAGGTAGACACAGCAGGAGTTGATAGTAATATCGAAGCGGTTCAGCGGGGTAACCGGCTGTATAACCGTAAGGAAAACACATACCAGTTTGATCGGACTGTCAAGGTAGACATGATCATTCAGCTTCCATTTGAGGATCTACCAGAATATGCCAAAGGGTATATCTCAGTGAGGGCTGCACGGATCTTCCAGCGGAGAGTCGTTGGCTCTGCCGAACTGGACAGCTACACGGCTCAACATGAAGTCCGGATGCTTGTTCAACTGGAGAATGCCGAGGCCCGAACAGCGGATCTCAATGTGTTTAATGGTAACGAATCAATCCTGAGGGTATTAAATCGATGAGCCTTATCACAGCCAGTATTCCTAACTTGGTGAATGGCGTAAGTCAGCAGCCACAGACTCTCCGGCTGGCTTCTCAAGGTGAAATACAAGAGAACTGCCTGTCGTCCATCTCGGAGGGTCTGAAGAAACGCCCAGCTATGCGCCACGTAGCCAAGATGTTGGACACTAAGATTGGCGATGCGTTTGTTCATGTGATCAACAGGGACAAGAATGAGCGTTATATTGTAACAGTTTACAACGGTGATATCCGTGTGTTTGACATTGAAGGCTATGAGATGGTCGTCAATAAGCCGGACGGGGTTGGATACCTTTCAGTCAGTTCACCGGCTGAACAGTTCGACACGATCACGGTGGCTGATTACACCTTCATCGTGAACAAGGAGATGATCACAGAGCAATCCCCTGAGACTATCGCTGCAAGACCGGCGGAAGCCATGATCTGGATTAAGCAAGGGGCCTATGGTGCAACCTATACGGCCTCGATCAATGGAGTCTCAGTGTCTTACACAACTCCAGATGGTAGCGAATCCATACACTCTACCAAGATAGCGACTGACTACATTGCCACTAAGCTAAAGGCTAAGCTTGACACAGCTCTCAGTGGGATAACCTCAGATCTCGTAGGGTCGGTCATTTACTTCAACAACCCTACCGGTGTCTGTGAGCCTAAGTCTAACGACTCCCTGGGTAACACAGCGATCCAAGCGATTGGCCGAAAGGTTCAGAGATTTGGTGATCTGCCATCTAACGCTTATCCAGGGTTTGAAGTTGAGGTCAGTGGTGACCAGTCTTCACAGTTTGATAACTACTACGTTCAGTATTCCGACGGTGTATGGACAGAGA